TCCACTTGAAATTCCAGATGCAGTTATTCCACCAGTTGCTGTTATTAAACCAGCAATACCCATTGTCGATGATGCGTATATGATTGTTGCTGTTATTGCACCATTTGAATGTAAACTTGCAGCTGTTATTGCGCCACTTAAAATAGAAGAAGCTGTTAGATTTGTCGCTATAACATTCGTTCCAGTAAACCAAGTTGCATTCAAATTGCTTGTTATTATATTACTTGATGTTAGATTTGTCGCTATAACATTTGTTCCAGTCAACCAATCCACATTCACATTGCTGGCTGTTAGATTTGTCGCTGTTATATTACTGGATGTTAGATTTGTCGCTATAACATTTGTTCCAGTCAACCAATCTACATTCACATTGCTTGCTGTTATATTTGTCGCTATTAGATTGCTGGCTGTTAGATTCGTTGCAAAAACATTTGTTCCAGTCAACCAATCCACATTCACATTGCTTGCTGTTAGATTTGTCGCTGTTATATTACTGGATGTCAGATTTGTCGCTATAACATTTGTTCCAGTCAACCAATCCACATTCAAATTGCTTGCTGTTAGATTACTTGCTATTAGATTTGTCGCTGTTAGATTCGTTGCAAAAACATTTGTTCCAGTCAACCAATCTACATTCAAATTGCTAGCTGTTAGATTACTTGCTATTAGATTTGTCGCTGTTAGATTCGTTGCAAAAACATTTGTTCCAGTCAACCAATCCACATTCAAATTGCTTGCTGTTAGATTACTTGCTATTAGATTTGTCGCTGTTAGATTCGTTGCAAAAACATTTGTTCCAGTCAACCAATCTACATTCAAATTGCTAGCCGTTAGATTACTTGCAAACACGTTTGTTCCCGTTATATTTGATGCATTCATTTCTCCACAAATTATACCACCACTCACATCCAATCCACCATTTGCAATTATTTTACCAGTTGAAATTATTCCAGTTACACCTACAGACAATTTAGTCGTTTCCATAGATTCTGCATAAATGTCTACTGCAGAAATGTTTGATGCTGCAACTGTATTCGATGCATACACTACTTTATCATCCACATATTTTTTGGTAGCAAGTTGATTGTTAACTGTTATCGTATTAAACCCAAACAATGAACCCGCATATATGGTAGACCCAGTTATGGTTTCGAAATTACCCGTGACACCCGAAATGGTATTTACTACAACACTATTTCCATAAATGGATTCTCCCGAAATAACATTCCCATAAATGGCAGACCCAGTAATGGTTTCAAAATTACCAGTTATACCGGAAATAATACTTCCATAAATGGATGCACCCGAAATAACATTCCCATAAATGGTTAAACCCGTGATGGTTTCAAAATTTCCCATCATACTAGAAATAGTATTTCCATAAATGGATGCTCCCGAAATAACATTCCCATATATGGTTGAACCCGTTATAGTTTCAAAATTACCCGTCATACCAGAAATAGTATTCCCCATAATTGTAGTTCCATAAATGGATGCACCCGAAATAACATTTCCATGTATAGCAGAACCAGCGATGGTTTCAAAACTACCCGTAATGCCAATAATTAAATCCCCGTATATTGATGCACCCGAAACAGAACTACTACCTACATTGCCAGTAATAACCATTTTATCTCCAATTTGTTCAAATACCGTTTGATTTGCTCCATCTTGAATAGATAACTTATTATTAACTCTACATAGACCCGCAGAAATAGATAAAGACGGATGTTCATCTGCCAAAAAGGTAATCGATTTCGAAGAAATGTATCCAGTTTGTCCACTTTTAGATAAGGTCATTGTATCGGGTGAAGACACATTGGTAGAATCTGAAATCGCAATTTGACAAGCACCCGATATAGTTCTATTTGCGGCTCGGAAATCATTGAATCGAATAGACCCATTTGTAGCAAGGCCGTACTGCAATTTAGTTGGCTGTTTACGCATATAATATATATGATAAATATATTATATTCTATTCTCAACCTTTAAAAAAGGTTGATCCAAATGCGTTCGTTGATTCTAAATAACTGATAGCGCATTTCTACACTTATTAAAAAATTGCAATAACTCAGTAGAGTCCGCTCCAGTAACAGAGTAAGTCGGAATAATGCCACTATGATTTCCTTTAATGTAACAAAAAATAACGGGAATTCCATTGACACGTCTATTTGATTTCAAAAAAGAATAAGTATCCATTGATTCATCCACATCTATATCCCCGCACATGACGTTTCCATTTCCCGACTTAATCATTATATCAAAAAAACGATACACATCTCCCTCGATGCGTTTACACGGCCCACACCATTCTGCTCCAAATTTAAGTATTAACATTCCTCGATTGTTTTCAATCAAATGAAGAAAATCCTTTCTTGAATCTATTTTCAATCGATAATTCATAAATAATAAAAAGCGAATGCTTTAAATCTTAATAATGCTTTTAACTTCTTCTTCTAACAAAGCAATATCTATTTCTGGCAATTCTACATGCGATTCCCAAAAATATTTACAATAAGCCCACATGAAGTCGCATTCCATTGAATAAAAATGGTCATATTTTGTTAGCATTCTGGTTTGCAATTCTTCTGGCAATAAATGAAGACTTGTTTTTGGCAATACATAGCACAATTGAACATATGGATGAACTGGCATATTCACGGTTTCGCTCATAAATGATTTATTTTTTACTGGTATATGTATTACTAAATCTTCTAACAAAGGTGGGTATTGATGATTATACGACCATTTCCAGTCTGGGCATCCTTGCGTATAATATTTTAGGCACCATTCTAGTCCTTGCATATAATTTTCACATACACCAGACCGAAATTCCGCCGATGTTTGGTTATTAAACAAGGCTTTATAATAACGGGGTTGCCAAAATTTTTGATATGGATTGATGTATTTCTCTGTTTCACGGTCATATGTAGGCAATTCTTCAAATTGTTTGAATCTAGCTTCGGGTGTATCCGTTGGTAACAATCTACGACTGCGTTTTTCTCTTAATCGCGTCTCTTCTTTAAAATGATACTCTTCTAAATTGGCAAGAGACCCAATAAAAATTCTTAATTGTTTCCAATATATGTTAGTTCCATCCGTTAACACTGCATTGGACTTGCCAATTGTTTCTTTATATGCATTCAACAATTTCTGAATTCCTCCCGTCCGAATATTGACAGATGGAAAGTGTGGCATAAAATCATTCCCTAACATAAAACAAATGAGAATATAGTCATATATTCGACTATGATGCATTTCCGTTGTCATTTCATGTCCATTGTTCATTTCAAGCGTAATATGTTTGGCTAATTGGGGAATGTCTAACATATATGTTTTGTTAGGTTCTAATTCTGCATTAATAGTTTGAATAAAATGCGGGGTTTCTCTGAACAAAAATAAATTGGCGCAAACGGGTAAATGGGTAATAGACAACATAATTAAATCCGCATCTAGTCCATACACTACAATCGTCTCATCTTGTGATGGATTGGACCGAATATGTTGGAAAATCTTGTGTTCTCCTTCTCCCGCCACATCACTTCCAGAATAAATAACGGAAGGTGTCTCCAAAAAATGTTCTTTTACTCGAACATTTAGTTCGTCCATAAAAGCCGTGCCGGGTGTAAATGAACTCGTATTCCATGGGTCGCTCGTTGTTTTACCCAAAATGTCCCGCAACATGTTAGATTGATACCAAGATTTGTATCTTCTATTTCTTTGTTGAGACATTTTTGCCACGGGCGCTACTCCATCAAAGGCAATATAGGTCAGCGTGGATGGATTGATTGTTCCCATATATTCTTTTATTTTTTTTATAGTCCAATCTATGATGGCATTTGTTTTAGCAATGGAGGTTGTCCAATCCGAAAAATCAATCGTGTGAATCGCATCATACAAAATAGAGTTGCTATCGATGTAAAGCCGATTTACTATAGAACCATTGTATAATCGAATTACCGACTTGTGATTTTTTACGATAAAAGAAAAATAACTTGGAATTCCCATTACAATATTATGTCATTATTCATTTAATACACTTAAATACATTATTTTCTTGAAAATTATATGTTAGTATATTAAAGATAATGAAGTCCAAAATTAAACCAGTCAAATCAACCAATGTTGATAATCTGGTCAAAAAGAAACTCGACTATTTCCAAGACGTCATTCAACGAACTGCTCTTTATATTCAACACAACAAATTGTTGAACATTATTGGAATTGGCGATTATAATTCATGCATTAACACCATAACTGCATTGCATAAACATATAAATAATCCAGAACTACACGGTGAAAATGCAATCAATATTCTGCAGTTGATAAACAATGAATTGTCCACTATTTTTAAATCATTCGGCACCAAGTTGTTAGAAGATTTATTATACATTTGTTTTGGAAACAATGATGATTCCATGTATGCGACCCCCGAAGATATGGCCAAATTTGAATTGTTGAAAAAATACTTTCATCCCACCGGATATAAAATTAGCACCAAATTAGACGCCTCTTTAACATGCGAAGAGTGTGCGACAACCGTGAAACCATTTTATACGAAAGTTCATGGTATGCAACTAACAATCATTCACCCCAGCAATAAACGCGGTCTCATTATTACGGGTATTGTAGATGATGTGGTGTTAGATTTATTAAATAATTCATACATCAACAATATACGGATTCAAATTCAAGAAAATAAACCCAAAGAGACCTCCTTTTCAACTAAATTGTTTGATTCCTATCTTGCGTCGTTTTCATTAAAGGATTATTTGGTAACCTCTTATGATGTGATATATTCCAAATACATGGGATATGTTAGTCAGTTGAATAGTTTAAACCAGAAACCGATTCATGGTATCATAAAAGAATTTGTTGGACAACCGCTCTTTTTTAAACGAAATACCATTATTATGCTTCTTATTAATACATCCAAAAATGACCATCAATATTTGGCTTATTTATTATATGATTTAATGTCCAATGATGCAGCCGGGTCGATTGATACATCGGACCAAATGTCTTTGTTTGATAGTTTGCCACATAATATTAAAGACTGTTTTCGTATTGCCATGAAAAAGACCGTCCAATACACGACTGATTTATCTGATTTTGATACCAGCAAAATACCTATTGAACAGCAAATATGTTTAATGAATGCCCCAGATACAGTGAAAGAAAAAGCAATGCAAAAATTAAAGGAAGTGAAATCGAAATCGGAGGATTCGTGTTCTAAAGCCAAGCAGTATTTGGATGGACTTTTAAAGATTCCTTTTGGAATTAATCGCAAAGAACCCATTCTTTGTTTAATTAATGAAATCAAACAAGAATATGCCGCCATAAACAACAAAACAGAAACGTTGACCAATCTTGAAATTATGCAAGGACTAACAAATAAACAAGCAATCGAATCCTATAAAGCAGTATTTGTCGAATTTCCCAAGTCAAAGAAAGCGGAACTACATGTTATGTTAGATTCATTAGAAGGAACATCTTTTTTGACACATACTAACAAATCCAAAACAATTGCCCAATTAACGGCAAACTTCAATCAAATGGTAGACCATTGTTTTCAGTTTTCTAAATTTGAGCTATTACATACGTTCATGTCATATGCTACTTCTCCAGATTTTAATCAAAAATCAGCAATCGGAAACCCGACTAACAAATATTTGTTAGATAGTCTTAAATTGTTAGATAAATATTCAACTATTTCCAAATATATGAAATCGGTGACAGAAGAATTAGATGTCGCGGTATATGGCCATAAAAAGGCAAAACGACAAATTGAACACATTATTGCGCAGTGGATTAATGGCAAACAAAATGGCTACTGCTTTGGGTTTGAAGGCCCTCCGGGGGTGGGGAAAACGTCGCTCGCCAAATGCGGTCTATCCAAGTGTCTCAAGGATGAAAACGGGGATGGTCGTCCTTTTTCGATGATTCAAATGGGTGGCGACAGTAACGGCAGTTCTCTCCACGGTCACAACTACACCTATGTCGGTTCCACCTGGGGAAATATTGTCCAGATTCTCGTTGATACCAAGTGTATGAATCCTATTATTTTCATTGATGAAGTGGATAAAATCAGTAAAACAGAACATGGGCGAGAAATTGTGGGCATTCTAACCCACTTGTTAGACCCCGCACAAAATGATTGTTTCCAAGACCGATACTTTACGGGAATTGATTTGAATTTATCGAATGCCCTCTTCATTTTGTCCTACAATGATGCCGACTTAATTGACCCTATTTTGTTAGACCGTATTCATCGGATTAAATTCGACAGTCTATCGACCGACGATAAAATTGTTATTGCAAATAAACATATTGTGCCCGACATTTGCGATAAGATGGGACTAACAAATATGATTCAAATAGAACCCGATGCACTAACAACCATCATTGAGGAATACACCAATGAATCGGGAGTCCGCAAATTGAAAGAATTGTTGTTTGAAATTATTGCCGAAATCAATTTAGATATATTGAAAACAACGGAATATAATGAAATTCCCATTGTTATCACAAAAGAATTAGTGAAAACCAAATATTTGAAAGACAAACATTCTGTGCATGAACTAACAATACATCCTAATCCATCAATAGGAATCATGAATGGACTATGGGCCAATTCCGCCGGTAAAGGTGGCATTATTCCTATTCAATCATGTTTTTTCCCATCTAATTCTACTTTTGAACTCAAACTCACGGGTATGCAAGGAGATGTAATGAAGGAAAGCATGAATGTCGCCCTTACACTCGCATGGCAACTAACAAGTCAAGAAAATAAAGACAAGTATATGGCGCATAAACTAGGAATCCACATCCATTGTCCAGATGGGGCAACACCGAAAGATGGACCTAGCGCCGGTGCATGCATAACTACCACCATATACAGTTTATTAAATAATTTACCCATTCGCAATACATGTGCCATGACGGGTGAAATCAATCTGCAAGGGAATGTGACCATGATAGGAGGGCTACAATTGAAGATATTAGGCGCCATAAAAGCGGGCGCCAAAGAGGTGCTCTATCCCGATGAAAATCAAATGGATTTCGATAAATTCATTGAAAAGTATGAAACCGTTGCATCTGGTATCACGTTTCACCGAGTGAAAACAATCCAAGACGTTTTTCGCATTTTGTTTTCTTAAGATAGTGTATGACTGAATTAAACAAAGCAGTGGCAGTAGCAGTATCAGCAGAACCAAGAGTTCCCGCATTTATTATTGAATTTGTAGAAAAAGTGGTAAAACACTCGGTTATTATTAATGCCTCGGGTATGCTCATGGCATCACTAACCTCTTCCAATCCCGCCAAAGGATTAATGTATGTTATTTTGTTAGGTTTAGCCATTTTTGTTAGAATTGGATTTCTTATACTAACATCTTATGCGGGACCCGATAATACGAGCGAAATGTGCCAAGGAGATTTACCGGGTGCATTGAAATTCTACGATGGAGGAAGAAATAATATATTTGTTTTGTCGTTTTCCCTCTTTTACATAGCTCTTCCCATGCTTTTAGCAAAGGATGCCAAATGGCATCTTATATTTATGTTAGTTGTTCAACTTGCCCTAACATGTTTTATTGTTCATGGTAAAAATTGCATAAAAAATTATGTCATTTATTTGCTAGAAATTTTTGGCGGTGGTTTGTATGGTTCGACAGTATCCGTTATTATGTATTATGCGGGACTGAGGTCATGGTTGATGTTATCGGATGTTGCAGAGGATGAGGAAGCACAAAAAGAAAAGAATGAAATTAAATCGCTGAGATGCAAGATAAGACCATTCTAAGGGACTTGGTTTCCTTATGAACCCTCCTATAACTAACAAACGCAGATTAAGTTTTCTTTTTTCTTAAATTGCAATCTCTACATAATATTTGAAAATTGCAATTGTTATTATGATATTCAACCCAATCATTTTTAAAATCTTCGTCTTCGTCTTTAAAAATAGTTAATTTATACGTTTGACAATCTCCAAATGACAATGGTATTCGTTTGTTTGTTAATTGTAAAAAATTATCCTTTAAAATTTGGAATGACGGATTGTTGTGGTCTACGTGATAATTTTCGTAAACTTCATTTTCGGTTTTACAAAAATTACAAATTAATTTATTTTTTTGTTTATATTTAATTGTATCATATTTAATTGATTCTCTCATTGCCCTTAACAAATCATCACTTGTAGTTCGTTCTTTAAATTTACAACAATAAACCCAACTAAAATCTGTTTCACTTCCATCTAATCTTTTTATCATTGTTTGATAATATTTACTAACTAATGGATTCGGTTGAATGTAAAAATAATCTATACCAATGCCTTTTTTATCATCGCATTCTGGATGATTTTGAATTAAATTAACAAAAAAACTAAAATATGTATGGTCTTGGAGGTGGTGGTTCTCCAACAGGTGCTGGGTGTCAACAACCTATCGATCTCAAGATCGTATATTCTATCTAAATGGAATATACTCTCTTATAAGATATATGCTATAGCATATATCTATTTTTTAATGTGATCTAAGCAGAACGATTTAAATTCATTATATGAATTAAACTTTAATTTATTATCTATTTGATTCTTCAAATTATAGACCAAAACTGTAATATGATATCTACAGCAATTGAATTCATAAATTTTACTTGTTTTATACGCATCATTACATGTAAAATGAAGCATTGATTCGAATGATGGATATGATTCAACAGTTCTTTGTCTTCCTAGTTCTGAATACGGTGGTAATTCTCTATGAACGATGATTAATTTTATCATTTTAAATGTATAATCATACATTTTATTGTTATTTTTAACTTATTTTATTATAGTTAAATTCGACGAGTAATAGGAGGGGTAAGCGAAGCAGAATACCAAGGTTTCCTTACCCTTAAGCGAACTTACTATGATTCACTTTAAACCATTCAAATGTGCTTTGAACAATTCTCTTTCTCACTGACGTATCCGCCATTAATTTGAAACTTCCTTGACTTTTTGAATATTCTTTCACAAACTGTGCAAATACTTCTTGCAAATTGTTAGTTGCATATTTATCTAAACCAGACGTATCTGTAATTGGTTTTAATTTTCGTTTGTTCACCGTATTATGAAAAACGAAAAGCATCATCTTAAAATCTTGCTTTGTTTGAATTGTACTCATCTTTACTTTATTTAAAAAGATGGCTGCATGAGCCGAACAATCCGGGCAAGGTAGATTTTTACATATTTGCGAAATAATCTGAAACATAGGTGTGGCTATTTCTGGAAAATACGATTCATTGATTTTCTCTGCCATTGTATGCAATAATGCCCAAACCGGAGGACCCCAATGTGCTGGCGACATATACAAAGTCTAAAGATATAAATATAAAGACTTTTTAGAAAAGAACATAAATAATGAAATATAATATTGAAGGAGAAATCGACTTTTATGCCGAGTTAAATAAAACGATAGATTGCAATAAGATTACTTTAGAAGAC